TTATGAAAGAAGCTGTTTCTAAAGGATCATCATCAACAATTGGACATAATTTCTTCGAAGATCATGAAGCACGTTTCCAATTAGTAGATAGAGCAACATGTCCTACCGGCATTAAACATCTAGATCAAAAAGATGTACTAAATGGTGGGCTAGGAAGAGGTGAAATAGGCGTAGTTGTTGCTAATACTGGTGTTGGAAAATCACATTATTTAGTTTCTATGGGCGCAGAGGCAATACGTCGTGGAAAAAATGTTGTGCACTACACTTTTGAGTTAACTGAGACCGCGGTTGGTATAAGATACGATAGCAATTTATGCAATATTCCATCTAACAACGTCATTGAAAATAAGGAAACAGTTTTAAAAGCTTATGAGGACAATGACTTTGGTACATTGATAATTAAACAATACCCGACAGGTGCCGCAAGCATCATAACAATTAGGAATCATTTAGAAAAACTTGAAATGAAAGATATAAAACCCAGCTTACTCGTCATCGATTATGCAGACATTATGCGTTCTACACGCACTTACGATTCACTTAGACATGAACTTAAATTAGTATATGAAGAAATCAGGAACCTTGCAATGGAATTAAACATACCTGTTTGGACTGCTTCACAGGCAAATCGTGACTCAGCAAAATCAGAAATTGTTGGTTTAGAAAATATGTCAGAAGCATATGGAAAAGCGATGGTAGCAGATGTTGTTGTATCATTATCGAGAAAGCCGATGGAAAAAGCAACAGGTGCGGGTCGACTCTTTGTGGCAAAAAATCGCGCAGGCCGAGATGGATTAATGTTTCCAATTAGAATTGATTGCGCAATGTCAAAAATAGAAGTTTTAGATGATGTAGGTGAGATGTCAATCGTCGACGCAATTGAACGCGACAATGCAGGGACAAGAAATATGCTTAAATCAAAATGGAAAGAAATTACAGGAAACAAATAAGGAGAATGAATGTATAAATATGAAGAAGTTTTTAAAGCTAGTATAGAATATTTTAATGGAGACGAATTAGCAGCCAGTGTGTTTGCTGGAAAATACGCATTACAAGATACAGAAGGTAACTATTTAGAGTTAACACCAGATGACATGCACCAAAGATTAGCATCAGAGTTTGCTGGGATCGAAGCAAAGTATGACAATTCAATGTATTATGAAGAAATATATGATTTGTTTAAAGACTTTAAATATGTAATTCCACAAGGATCACCAATGAGTGGAATTGGTAACGAAGCAAAACTCCAGTCTTTATCAAATTGTTTCGTAATCGAAGCGCCCGAAGATTCTTATGGTGGTATTTTAAAGGCTGATCAGGAACAAGTACAGATAATGAAGCGTCGAGGTGGGGTAGGATTTGATATATCGACAATTCGACCAAAGGGTATGTATACGTCAAACGCGGCAAAAACAACAGATGGTATCGAAGTATTCTTAGATAGATTTTCTAATTCATGTCGTGAAGTCGCACAAGGTGGAAGAAGAGGAGCTTTAATGCTTTCTATTTCGGTGCACCACCCTCAAGTAATGGAATTCATCAAAATCAAAAGAGATCTAACAAGAGTGACAGGTGCAAACATATCAGTCCGTGTTACTGATGAATTTATGGAGTCTGTTAAAAAAGACATTACATACCAACAACGCTGGCCAGTAGATTCAGACGACCCCGAGGTTCAAGACTATACTAGTGCAAAGGAAGTTTGGAATGCACTCATTGAAGGCGCACATGCATCTGCTGAACCTGGCGTTCTATTTTGGGACACCGCGACACGAATGACACCTTCAGACGCTTACACAGATGTAGGTTTTGGCTCAGTATCGACAAACCCTTGTGGCGAAATTATCTTATCTCCGTATGATTCTTGTCGTCTTATGCTAATGAATCTCACATCGTTTGTAGACAATGCTTGGACAGCTAATGCTTCGTTTGATTGGGGTAAGTTTAGAACAATAACACGAAAAGCACAAAGATTAATGGACGATATGATCGACTTGGAAATTGAACAAATAAATAAAATTCTTGCCAAGATTGATGATGACCCAGAAAAAACAGATACAAAAGAGCCGGAAAGAAAATTATGGCTTAAGATTAAAAAAGTTGCACAAAACGGTAGACGAACTGGTTTAGGTATTACCGGATTAGGTGATGCGCTAGCGATGCTAGGTCAAAGATACGGTGATGACGCGTCTATTGAGACAACAGAAAGAATATATAAGTGGTTAGCACTTGCATCATACGAAGAGTCAATACAATTAGCAAAAGAAAGAGGAGCTTTCGAAATATTCAGTCATAGGAAAGAAAAGGGTCATCCATTCCTAGAAAGAATAATTAGTGAATTAACTCCAGATGTTGTTGAAAATTATCGAACATACGGAAGGCGTAATATTGCCAATACAACAACAGCACCAGCTGGCTCTGTATCGTGTTTAACACAAACGACATCAGGCATTGAACCTGCGTTTATGTTGTATTATAAGCGTCGTAAGAAAGTGCAAAATGGTGAAGAAGTAATGTTTGTTGATGATCTTGGTGATGAATGGAAAGAATTTAATGTATATCATCATAAGTTTAAAGAGTGGATGTCTGAGACACATGTGTCTGATGAAGAAGTGGATATTGCGATAGAACACTCTCCATATTTTGGCGCGACTGCTAATGAAATAGACTGGCGTGCAAAAGTTAAACTCCAATCAGTTGCACAAAAGTGGATCTGTCATGCAATTTCCAATACAACTAACCTTCCTGCAGACGTCTCTGTTGAAACTGTAAAAGATATCTATATGTTAGGATGGGAATTAGGTTGCAAGGGTATCACAGTTTACAGAGATGGTTCTAGGAGTGGCGTTTTAGTAGCAACTGATGACAAAAAAGAAAAATCATCAGCGATTATTGAAAGAAACGCACCTAAAAGACCGGAAGAATTGGAATGCGATATATATCACACGTCAATTAAAGGGCAAAAATGGGTTGTATTGATTGGTTTACTTGACGGCAAGCCTTATGAAGTTATTGGAGGCGAAGCTGACCAAATTGAAATACCTAGTAGATATCGATCTGGAAAACTTTATAAGCGTATTTTTAAAACATTAAATAGTAAATACGATCTGTCTGTAGGCGAAGGTGACGATGAATTAATTCTTAAGGACGTTGTCAGCGTATTTGACAACCCGAATCATGCCGGCTACACAAGAGTAATTTCAACTTCTTTAAGACATGGTGTTCCTGTTCAATACTTATTTGAACAAATGCAGAAAGATAAAGAAATGGACATGTTTAGTTTTAGTAAGGTTATTGCCAGATGTTTAAAGAATTATATTGATAACGGTACATCAGCTAGTGACAAGATATGTAGTGAATGCGGAGCAGAAGACAGTTTAGTTTATCAGGAGGGCTGCGTAACATGCAAAAGTTGCGGATCTGGAAAATGTGGTTAACTAAGTGTCCGTGTTGCGGGTGTGACCCGTGTGACTGTCATTAAATTTAATTTTAAAGAGAGATATAAAGTCTCTCTTTTTTTTGTATAATATAAATCAAATAGGAAGGTAAAAATGCTTTGGAAATATAACGTCGCGCCAGAAGTAAAAGAATTTGAATTACATCACAACCCAGTGATTGTAACAGTTAATAAATTTGATGAAGAGTCAGCAAAAGAGTTTCGAACAAAAGTTGCCATGGCACACAATACAGGGCAAAAAATCATTCCTGTGGTTATTGATTCTTATGGCGGGCAAGTATATTCATTAATGTCAATGATATCAACAATTAAAAGCTCAGACTTGCCAATCGCAACAATTGTTGAGGGGAAAGCAATGAGCTGCGGAGCTATTCTACTTTCTTTTGGCACAGAAGGATATCGGTTTGTAGACAAGGATGCCACTGTAATGATTCATGATGTTTCATCAGGTCAGCTAGGTAAAGTTGAAGAGGTTGTCGCTAGCGCAAAAGAAACTGAGCGATTAAACGCAATTGTCTATAAAATGATGGCCCAAAATTGTGGCAAAAAAGATGACTATTTTTTAAAGTTAGTTGACAAGAAAAAGCATGCTGATTGGTTTTTAAGTGCAGATGAATGCATTAAACATGATTTAGCAAACCACGTTAGAGTACCTAAAATTAGTGTCAATGTGGATGTTTCTATCGAATTCGAATAATTAAAGAATACACG